TACATATTTGACCTCCATAAATTCATTGCTGTACAGACAAACTCCGTCCGAAGAAACTGGGAAAATCCGACATTTGAGTATGATATTTTGAGCCTATATCAGCTTAAAAAGGTACTGGAGGAGAAAGAGAAAGAAAATATGCCATAAAACATATAAAATAATTTACCAAAGCCTTGCATGATATCAAATTTGATATTACATTTGCAATATCAAAATAACAATAGAACCGGCGGCAACGGATAAGCGGCGTAATAAAAATGAAGACATTATATTGCAAAAATAGCGAGTTATTAGAGATTCTGGAAAATAACGGGATAGAATTGAAACCGTCGA